AAAACTCTGAAGATTTTTTTGGGGTAAAATTGTAAGTATTGGAAGTCATATTGATATTTTTCGCTAAATCACTACCATTCACTATCTTTGGTTCTAAGCTATGTTTATTATGTAAAATGGAGCTCATATGTGTATTATACTTTTTTTTATTATCATATTGTAAATTACATACAGAACAAAAAAATTGTGTTTTATCAATATATGGAGGACAACTATTTAAAAACGCTTTTAACAATTCAAAATGCTCTTGTTCCTTAATTCTTGCTTCTGTTGAATTCTTACAATTATATTTTGCTATTTCAACCATATTCCAATTATTCCATCCTCCATTTTCCCGTATTGTTTTATAAATTTTAATGTTACAATTAGTGTTATTACAAGAATTTTTATGTTGATATTTTCTCACATGAAAATTAGTTGTATGTCCTACATATACATCTGTAATGCTTTCATCTTTACAATAAATTTTATAAATTGTAGTGTCTGAATAATCTATGTTATCTTTTGGCATTATATAACATATTTTAACATATTTTTAAATTGTTTTATCAAAATGTCAAAATATGTTAAAAAATGTTAAAAAATGTTAAAATATAATTTTGTAAGTTTTTATGTAAAAAAATTTGTCGTCACAAAAAAATATTTGAAAAACGAAAATGAGAGCGTTATCGTCACAAACTCAAGTACGTTTGGTTTTTTCAAAAGTATTTTCGGATTTTCAATTTTAGACATTTTTAAAATGTCCATTTTTCAAAACCCAATTGACTTTTTGGAAATTTTTTGTTGTTGAAAGATTCTAAAATAATTTTGTTACATTCTACACATTTTTTCCAAAACGTATCTGAAATAGCAATAGCAATAAGTTTATTATAATATAATATAATACAATACAATATAATATATTATATGAATATTATTTCTATATTTTCTGGAAGAAAACCAAATATTGAAATTCTTAAAAAATATTTAACAAAAGCTTTAGAATTAAATATAATCAATGAGGTTCATTTTTGGAATAATACAAGAAATTCTTATGATGAAGAATATTTAAAAACAATTAGTAATTTAAAAAGAACATCATCTACTGGAGAAGGTAATTATATTTTAATTACCCCAATAATATCAAATAATTCTTTTGAATTAAATGTGCAAGCATCTAATAGTATTTGTATTAAACTAACAAATTTAGATATAGAATATGAAATTGTTTTAGGTGGTTGGAATAACACAAAATCCGTTATTAGAGAAAATAATAAAGAAATATATAATTTAATCCAAAATAATGTAGCAGATGAAAATAATAGTAATAATTTTAAATTTATTATTGATAATAATATTTTGAATATAATGAAGAATAATGAACTATTAATTTCTCAAAGAATTAAAGATAATTTTATAATAAAAAATATATATTTCAAAACAGGTCATAATTCAGTAGGAGATTTAACCTATAATACCACTCAAAATAAATACTTTTATTTTATGGATACTTGTGAAAAAAATTGGAAAAATTATTATAATTATTATAACAATAAAAAATTTGAAAATGATATCATAATAAAATGTGATGATGATATTGTTTTTATTGATTTATATAAATTACCTAAATTTATTGATTTTATCAAAAATAATGATTATGATTTAGTGTTTGCTAATACAATTAATAATGGCGTTTCTGCTTATTTTCAACAAAATAAATATAATTTAATACCAAAAGAAATAATGGATTTAGAATACCCACCTGGTGGTTTATGTGGTTCGTTATGGGAAAGTGGAAAAAAAGCAGAAATGTTACACATATATTTTGTAGAAAATTATAAAAAATTTTTAGATTATGATTACAATAATGAAATTATACCAATAAATACTCGGTTTAGTATAAATTTTTTTGGATATAAAGGAAATAAATGGCATAAAATTAAAGACTGTTACACTGATGATGAATATAAATTAACTGTAGATTATGTTCGTAATAGACAATTTAATAATATTTTATATAGCGATTTTTACGTGTCACATTTATCATTTTATAAGCAAAATGAAACTGGAATTAATTTAAATAAGCTTATAGATAATTATAATGCATTATACATTACAATGGAAGAAAAAGGTGTAAATGAAAAAGGTGTAAATGAAAAAGGTGTAAATGAAAAAGGTGTATAATTTTATATAAAAATGATTATACATATAATGATTGATTTGTTGCAACATATTTCAAAGTCAATTGAGGGACTTGTTTTAATATTGATAGAAATTCCATATCTCCAAGTAGTTCTGCAATTTTTTCCATTTCAGACGTAATATTATTAATTTTAAGAATGGCTTTAATAAACTCTCCTAAAAATATATCCTTTTCAATCGATATTTTCTCTATAATTTTTTTACAATCTATTTCATTTTTAGCATCGCACCAATCAATTACGTAATCAATTAAATCAAAATGAATACTGTAATCAAATCCAGTTTCAATGGTATTGGCTAGTTCGAGATTTTCCTGTGTTTTATACAAGTCATATATAGTTAAAACAGTATTCTTAACATTTGCATTTTCAGTTAAAGGAAGAAGATTACGTTTTTCTTCCTGGACACTTATATTTGTGAAACAACTTAAAATTCCAATTAATTCTTTTGGTTCAAATTTATGTAAAATTTTGGAATCAATCAAGTATGCAAAAACAAGACAATGAATTTCTCTGATATGTGTCGCAATATGACCCTTTGTAGTTAAAATATATTTACCATTTATATTTTGGATAAAAACGTTGTTTTCCATAAGTTTCAATATATTCAATATATTGGTATCTAATGTTTTTTCTGTATCAGCGCGTAGTTTATCTAGCTTGGTTAATTCATTTAATTTAGACTTATATTTTACAAAAATATCAATATCTTTATCAATTGTAATGTATTTATTTTGAAGTAGTTTAATATTTCTATCAGCTTCTTTACGTTTTTTATTAACACATGTAATGAATTGTTGTTTTAACATTATATATTCTTCAAGTATTTCCATAGGTATTTTAGAATTATTTAAAATTATAGATAGATTATCAATTTCATTTTGTAATTTACAAATGGACTCGCAATACACTTTTATTGATTTTTCAATATCTCCTTGAATCATACTTCTTTTTGCGTATTTAGTGTAATCAGTTTCTCCATTATTAATTAGATTTAACAGCAAATTATAAGAAATTTTAAATTTTGATATGAGTGTTTGTGGTTTTCCTTTCATGATTGTTTTAAGTGTAAGTTGGTCCATATTTTTGAATAAATTTGTTAGATGAATAACGTGACCAATGGTATCTATTCCACGTCGTCCAGCTCTTCCAGCCATTTGAGTATATTCGTGAGAATATAGAGGTCTTATTCCGGTTCCATCGAATTTATTAAGGTCGGTAAATAATACCGTTTTTGTAGGCATATTAATACCAACTGCAAATGTTTCAGTTGCAAAAAGGAGTTTAATATAACCTTTTGCAAACAATAACTCTACCATTTCTCTTAAAATAGGCATAATACCTGCGTGGTGAATAGCAATCCCTTTTTCTAATAATGAAACAATGGAAAGATATTCCGGTAAATTAAGGTATTCTTCATAATTAGGCAATTTCCGAATAATTTGTTCACATTCTCTTCGAATAATATATGGGACTTTGGAGTCGTCTTCTAATAATGGTATTGTGATTTCTTTTGCGCATTGTTCAAGTGCTTTGCGACTTAATACAAAACAAATTGCAGGTAACATATGATTATCAACAAGATGTCTTGATACTGTGTTAAGAACGTGTTGGCGTTTAACATAATGTTTTTTATCCTGAAATAATTTAATAGTTTTATGTATTCGCTGATAATTAGTATCATTAAACTTGCCTTTTGCATCTTGTATAATATGAAGTGTGTTAGTTGTTTTCATAATTTCCATTTCAAGTTGTTTATCTTTTAATATTTTAAATATTCCTTGAGTGCAAGTTATAAAGGAGTAATGCGTTAGTGGAACAACTCTTTCGTAAGTAGTGGTGAGATAAACAGATTTAGTAGATGAATTAATAGTTTGTCCTCTGGTTTCGCACCATAGAGCAAATTTTTCAGGTGAATCAAGTGTAGCTGAAAGCATAACCATTTGAATATGTTGAGGTAACATCATAATAGTTTCTTCCCATACACGTCCTCTATCAGCATCATTAATATAGTGTATTTCATCAAAAACAACGCACGCTAACTCATTATCGAAATCCATTTCAAACATTGTTAAACTTGTATTTGTTAAAGCGTTTGCACTTGTTAAAGCGCTTGTTAAAACACTTGTATCTTGTTTGCGATTTTTAGCATAAAGAGTATTCATTAATATTTCGGTTGTCATAATAAGCACATCTGCTTCTGGATTGGTTTTAATATCTCCTGTAAGAATACCAAAAGATATATTTGGAAATTTTTGCGTAAATTCGTAAAATTTCTGATTGGATAGAGCTTTAATTGGAGATGTGTAAATAACTTTTTTACCTTTGGATATAAAATATTCGATAGCAAATTCGGCAGGCAATGTTTTTCCTGACCCGGTATGCGCTGTAACGAGAATATGATTTCCTTCTACAATAGCTTCTATTGCGAATTTTTGAAAAGAACTTAATAAAAAGCTGTACTTGTCAAAATATTGTGAATATTTTTCTTCATTAGTAAACGGATAAACGTCAGAGCAAATTTTAACCATAATATAAATAGTATAGCGGAAGTTCTTTAAATTGTTCCAATATATATTATGTAAAACAACTTAAAGAGCAAAAGCGCATTATATTTAAAATTGAAATTATTAATATAAATATAAAATATATTAATATTTATAATGCAAACTACTGGATTAAAAAGAGATACTATTGATAAGTTTTATACTAAACCTAGCGTAGCCATTCAATGTTGTCAAATTATTCAACAATATATTACATTTAATCCAGATATCGATATTATTATTGAACCTAGCGCAGGAAATGGCTCTTTTATTGAACCCATAACTAAAATAACTAATAATTATTTGTTTTATGATATATTACCGGAACATTCGCAAATTATCCAGCAAGATTATTTAAATATTGATTTATCTACTATCATATTTCATGATATTTACACAAAAATTCATATAATTGGAAATCCACCATTTGGCAGACAATCATCGCTCGCCATTAAATTTATTAAACAATCGGCTATTTTTTGTGACACCATTTCATTTATATTGCCGAAAAGTTTTAAAAAAGAAAGTATGCAAAAACACTTTCCGTTAAAATTTCATCTTGTTCATCAAATGGATTTAGAGGATAATTCGTTTATTATTAATTCTCATGCAAAAGAAGAAAAAGATGTTCCTTGTGTATTTCAAATATGGGAAAAAAGAGATTATGATAGAGATTCTCTCATAATGTCTTTACCAAATAAATTCTCTTTTGTAAAAAAAGATGAATGTCCTGATATATCATTTAGAAGAGTCGGAGTCAATGCTGGAACAATTGATTGTAACAAAATTGAAGAAAAAAGTATACAGTCTCATTATTTTATAAAATTCAATTTAGATTTAGATATAGATAAAACAACAGCTATCAATAAATTAAAAAATATTTGTTTTGAACATAATAATACTGTAGGGCCAAAATCAATATCAAAACAAGAAATCATAAAGGCATTTAATAATATTTTATAAATTTTTTACATTGTTTAATTTATTTTACATTTTTATTTACGTAATCTACGCGCAGATTGAATCATGGATGTTATTGTTATACCTCTCAAAATTGGTTCTTCTGTTCTTGAAATAACTATATTAGGAAACTTTTCTAAAATTTGTTCTACTTTTGGAATAGAACATTGAACTCTTCGTTGCGAAATAGAATCTACTTTTGGAGAAATATTTATATGCATACCATATTCTTTTTGTAATATATTTTTTTGATTTTTATAATCATTTTTTATATCATTCGAAACTGGACCATGAGGTATTGATTTAATAAAAGTAACATAGGATTCAAGTATATCCTGCGTAATAGAACCAAATAAATAATTTCTTAATTCTTCAGTATAATCTATCTCTATAATTTCTTTTATTTTTTTTATATTATCTAACTGAATATAACGTAACAAAATAATAGTATATTTGTTAGTAAAGTCTCCATTAAAGAACCTTAAAATATCTCCACAATCAATATTATTATTTGATGATGTTTTTATTGATATATTTTCTCGATTGTTAAATTTATTTTCTTCGCAACAAATATCATATTTTTTTGTATCATTTTTACACTTAGGTAAACCAAATACATTTTCTCTTATATAATTGTCCCAAAATAGACCATGAGCTTGACTCTGCGTAAAATCATCGATTGTATAAGAAACTTGTTTGTGTTTTTTTTTAACCTCAATTTCAAAAAACTCATTACTTTCAATAACTTCAACTTCGTCCATGTTTATTATTATATTATTATATACTTATGTTTATTTCAATTTTAAACATTAAATATATAATAATAAATAATGATTGCTTACAAATATAAACTAACAGAAAAAATAAACGAAGGTTCATTTGGAACTGTATTTAAAGCCGAAAATATTAGAACCAGAGAAATGGTTGCCATTAAATTCGAAAATAAGTCGGAACAAAATAAAAGCCTTAAAAACGAAGCGAGAATATATCAATATCTTGGTAGATTAGATGGATTTCCACAACTTAAAACATTTGGAACAACCGACAAAGTGAATTATCTTGTTATGGATTTATTAGGAAAATCACTTGCTAATATAATTACAAATCATAGTCAATTATCATTCAAAACCGTGTTAGTTTTAGGAATACAGATTATTAAAAGAATACAAAGTTTACATAGTAAATATCTTTTGCATAGAGATATTAAACCATCTAATTTTGTATTTGGAACAGAAGCTAATACTAACAAATTATATTTAATTGATTTAGGATTTTCAAAAAGATATGACTATGATGGAAAACATATAGAAGAAAAAAATATAAAAAATATTATTGGTTCACTAAATTTTGTTAGTTTAAACGTACATAATTATCTAGAACCAAGTAGAAGAGATGATATTGAATCCTGCATTTATGTTATACTAACAATGTTATTAGGAAATCTTGAATGGTTCAATACAACAGATATAAATAAAATGGCTTTACTTAAAAAAAATATTGTTAAAAAAGATATAATTCCAATATTTATTAAAAATATGCTACAATATG